GTGGAATGACTCGCGGTGCCGCTCTGTGTCGTAGACAGTCGTCGCCTCTGATCCTCTGCCTCTGCCTCTGCCTCTGCTATCGGTTGAAGCTGATTGCTTTCAGTGGACATGTGGACATCGTGTGCCAAAATGTCGCAACGATGGGCGGATGGTCAAAACTGTTCTCGGAAATTGTCACTTCGACAATCTGGCGGGCACCTGACTCGGTGCGGCTCGTCTGGGTGACGATGTTGGCCATCTGCGACAGGTACGGACACGTCATGGCTTCTGTTCCAGGGCTCGCAGCAGTGTCCAACGTGTCGCTCGAGGACTGCATCAAGGCGATTGACCACCTGTCGTCGCCTGACGAATGGTCGCGGACCAAGTCGGACGGCGGGCGCCGCATTGCCGAGATTGACGGCGGGTGGGTGATCCTGAACTACGCCAAGTACCGCGAGAAGGGCCGGAGCGAGGAGCGCCGGGAATACTTCGCCGAGTGGAAGCGGGCGAAGCGAGCCGAGCTCAAAGACGCAGAGGCGCTTGGTAGAGCATCGATCCGCGAGCGCTCCGAAGAGCCGTAGCCGCTACTCGTCGTTCCGCGCCTGCCAGGCCGCGTAGTCGCGAGCCCAGCAACCGCAGTCCTCGCCGTGCAGGCGCTTGCAGATGGCTGCGCCGGACTCGAGGGATCCGGTGACGAAGAACTCGGCGATGCGGGCGGCGTTTCGCTCCCATGCATCGCTCACGATCGCGTGCTTCTCGTCTTGTGCGGCGACCCTGGCGGCCATGTGTTCGGCGTCCTCGCGGGCCTGTTCGTCTATGCGCGCGGTCTCCTGGCGATCAGCCACGTCCGGAAGCGGGCTGCCTTCGATGGCGTCGCGCTGGACCGCCGCGATGAACTCCAGCATCTGCTCGTCCGTTGGGTCGTAATCGTCTGGATGAGCGAGCCACTGTCGGCGCACCCAGTCGAGCAGCTCCTCAGGCGTTCTCATTCGTCAGTTGTACTCCGCTACGCGCTCCCCGTCTAGGAACGTATAGCGCCAATCTGTCACCGCGGGTCGTCGTGACCCACGTATAGCGCCAGAAAGTCAATCGAGTCACCTTGACACGTGCCAAATCTGCGCGTAGCGTGACTGAATGGCAGACGACGACGGGTTCGTGACCGCCTACGCCACTCCGAGTGTCACGACCGCGATTGGGGTCGAACTGACCCAGCAGGAGCAGGCCATCTGGAACGCGGCGTTTGGGACGCAGTTCGCTTTCGCCTTCAACCGCGAGTCAGCACTGCATTGCGCCGACTCGGCCGTGGTCAACTTCCGCCTGCTTCAGGCCGGCCCACGCGCGAACCTCGGGAAGGTGGTCTAAGTGCCGCTCAAGCCCGGCAAGTCGCGTGGCGCCTTCGAGGCCAACATCCGCGAGCTCACCGCCGCCAACAAGGGCAAGACCAAGCCGCGGTCGCGCGCGCAGATGCTGGCCATCGCGTACGCGGAGAAGCGCAAGGCGAAGCGGACCGTGTTCGGTGAGGATCGGTAGGTGGATCCGGCGATCGACTTCGATCCGTCGGCCATTCACCGGATGGTGTGCGGCACCGAAGTCATCGTGTCGCCGTACGTTCCGAAGGCTGATCCTGACGGCAATGAGACGTACGGGATGATCGTCAACGGCAGGATCTACGTGCGGCCGGAGTGGGCTGATGAGGTTGCATCGTGGATTGAGGCCGCCGCCAACGAATTGGGAGAGGACGACAGTGGCGAACTGCGCTGACTGCGGCCAGAATCCAAAGCGCGGCTGCCTGCCGACATGCCCGCGGGACAAGACGCGGTCCGTGTGGGCGCGGTACCGGGCCAGGAAGAAGGCGCGTGCCGCGCGCGAGGCGGCCGCTGGCGACAAGGAGGCGACGCCGTGAAGCCACGCATTGTCAAGCTGCGCTCCGGCTTCTTGGCGACGACGGTGCCGGGCTCGGAGACGCTGGATCGCGACGGCAACATGTTCTTGCCTGCGGCTGCTCACGGCAACTGCGGGGATTGGAGCTGCCCAACGTGTAACCCGCGCATCCGATGGTACGGCGAGCCCCCATGCGGCCCTGAACTCGCGGGATTGACCGCGGAGAAGTTGGAGTTTCTCGGGCGACTGTATGCGCCGCACGAACACGAGCTGACGGCCCAGCAATGGGTTGGACTCGAAGGGCTGACGCAAGACGAGCTGCGCGAAATCTCAGGACTGAACCAGGTGACCAAGTGATCCGCGCCATCAGTCGCGTCCTCGCCCACTGGCGCCACCACCGAGAGATTCGCGACGAGATCGCCGTGTTCGGCGGCGGGGTCGTCATCAAGTGCGGCTACTGCCGCCGCGAGTTCGGGAGCCCGGCGTGACTGACTTGGCGCCGTCGGTCGAGCAGTTGATGGCCAAAAGCCGCGAGCTTGCTACCAAGCACGGCCAGTCCGTCGAGGCGATGATCCGTGTGTTCCTCGATGTCACTGGGACTCGTGTCGAAGACGCAGAGCTTGTGACTACGACCGAGTACACTGGCACCGGCGTTACCCAGCGAACGCGTGTCCGGAGGCGCGGAACTTGACCGGCACCGGCGTGTGGGCGCTCGGGTTCTGCGCGAGCGTCGTGGCGCTGCTGCTCACCATCCTGAGGCCGAGGCGATGAGCGTGACGGACCTAGTACCCACGCTCGCCTCCTTCGCCAAGGTCCGTCGCCCCGGCGCGACCGCCGAACGCGACGCCATCCTGGCCGGCCAGGTCGAGCACATGCGCACCGAGGGGGCACGGCGCCTGCTGGCCTCGGGGCTCACCGTCGACGTGCAGCCGCCCGAGCTACGCAGTGAGACGGCATTCGTATTTGAGGCCACCGCCAAGACCCGCTGGCCGCACCGCGACTACACGCGCCCCGTGCGCTGGACCGAGTGGGTCCACATCTTCGGCCCCCGCGTAGCCGAGATGATCAGCGACGGCCGCACGCTGCTCGCCACGGCCTCCCATGAGGGGACGCGCGTGATCCTCGGGTTCGCGCTGTGGGACCAGTTCGACGTGCTGGGCATGCTGTACGTCAAGAAGCAGTTCCGCGGCGCCGGCATCGGCCTGCGGCTGCTCGAGGCGGCCGGCGTGGACCTGCCGCTCAAGGTGCTGGCCGAGACGGCTTGCTGGGGGCGCTGGGTGAAGAGCCACGGCATCCCGACGGTCCGCATCGAGGAGGCCGACCTTTCGAAGTGGAAGCGGGACCGGGCGCAGGTCGAGCGGTTGTCGCTCGGGCGGCCGGCCGTGGATGACGATTTGCTGTCGGGCGCCGGCAGCGTGGAGGTGGACGAGTGAGCGAACGCGCGTTCAAAGAGGGCGACGTGGTTTGCCTGGCGTCGAACCCGTCGGTGCGGATGACCGTCGAGGGGTTCGCTCAGCCAGTCACGCAGATGATGGGACAGTTGGTGCAAATGCAGGCGCCGCCGAGGCGCTACGAGCGTCCTGTCAACGTCGTGTGGTTCAAGGGCCAGATCGGCCCGTGCCGAGAGACCTTCGAGGAAGGCTCACTCAGGAAGGTGGAAGCGTGAACGACGAAGAGCGTTCCTACCAGCCGCGCGTGACAGTAGGCAGCCGCGTGCCGTGCGTGCGCTGCCATGGAAGCGGCGTCGTCATGCGGATTGCGAAGGTCGAGGGGACAGAGTTCGGCGTCGAGGAGTTCCCGGTACTTTGCGGCGCCTGCAACGGCGAGCGTCGGCAGGAAGTGCGTCCGACCCCGGAGGAGGCCGCCGGATAGTGTGCCGAGCGACGAATACAAGCGCCTCGCGTCCCGGCTTGCCGGCCTCCAGTCGCCGCGCAGCGCGTACGAGCGCTTTCGCCGAATCCTCGGGCCTGAGCAGCTGGCGCTGTGCGAGGACGACTCGCCGCAGATTGCCGCCCACCCTGGCAGGCGCGCCGGGAAGACGACGAGCATCCTGGGGAAATCGCTTCGAGCCTTCGCCAAGCGCCCGGGCGCGAATGTCTTCTACTTCGCTCCCACCGACGATCAGGGCGTCGGCATCGTGTGGGACGACCTGCTCAAGTACAACCACAAGTTCGGGCTCGGCCTCGAAGCCCACAAGTCAGACGGTGCGTTCACGTGCGGCGCCTCACGCTTCGAGATCTTCGGCTTCTACCACCAGAAGGACGTGGAGCGCGCCCGAGGCCGCAAGTGCGATCTGGCCATTGTTGACGAGGCCCAGCTGGGGCCTGACTGGTTCGGGTACTTCCTCGAAGACGTGCTCGCGCCCGCTCTGCTCGACTACCTCGGGCAGATGGTTCTCATCGGGACGCCCGGGCCGGCGGCTGGCGGCATCTTCTTCGACAAATGCCACGCGCTCGAAGGCTGGTCGAACCGTCATCATTGGACCGCCGCCCAGAACCCGTTCTTCGTTGACCAAGGCCGCGACCCGCTCGCTGAGGCTCGCGCGCGTCACAACCTCACCGTTGACTCCATCACGTACAAGCGCGAATGGCTCGGCCAGTGGATCGTCGACCCCGACGCGCTGGTCTACTACATCCCGCCGCCAGCGCTGCGCCCGTGGGATGGCAAGGCGTTCTCGCACGTCTACGGCCTGGACCTCGGCTGGAACGACGCCGATGCCATTTCGCGGATGTCCATCTCTCCGCTTCGAGACGTCTCGCACCTGACGCACATGGAAGCCACCAGCCAACAGACCAACCACCAGCTTTTCGCGAGGCTCCGCGCGCTGCAAGCTGAGCACCCGGGGCCGGTGGTGTTCGACCCGGCGGGTCACGCCACGCGGAAGACGATCGAGACGTTCGCCGTGGACGCGCCCGAGATTCAGTGGGTGATGGCCGAGAAGGCGCGCAAGGTCGAGTTCATCCAGCTCTTGAACGACGACCTCCGCGCCGGCAAGACATACGTCGACCCGCAACTGGCGGCGCTGATGGTCAAGGAGGCCATGCGACTGCGCTGGAAGAAGCCGGGCAAGCTGGCAAGCGACGCCGCGCACTCGGACCCAGGTGACGCTTGGCTGTACCCGTGGCGGTACGCGCGGGACATGCTGCGCGAGCTACCCGGCGAGGCACCGCCGCCGGTGGTCAAGACTCCGTACGACGTTGCGATGGAGAGGATGAAGCGCGAGCAGCAGCAGGGAGGTGTCATGCGTGCGCGCGCGGCCAAGACGAGACGGGAGGCGTTCTCGTGACCACGGCAGAAATGATCGTCGAGGACTACGTTCGCGCTATCGACTCGGACAAGGACGTCTTGCGGGTTACGCCTGAAATGGTTTGCGCTACCGACAGCCCGCTTTTTGGCGAGGTGAGCGCGGCCCTGATGGCAGAGCAGGAGAAATACCGCGCGTCGCTAGACGAGCAGCAAGACTCCACCGAGCGCGAACTAGTCGACATGATGTCGCGCCTCATCCGCGCCGCCGCCGACGTCCGCGGTCACAGCCCGTCGCGCGCCAACGCCCACGGCAATTGCGTCCACTGCGCGGCGACTCGACAGGCGACGGCGTTCGTGCGGGCGATGCAGAGCGACGACGGCACGGAGATCGAGGAAAGCAGGATCGTGCGGCCATGAGGGTTGTGATTGATACAGCGGTGATCTGGCGCGGTCTGAAGACCGAAATCCGCCGCTACTTTCCGGGCGTCTGCGGCGGCTATTTCAACGGCACCTCGCTTCGGCACTGCGGGGACGAAGCTGACGCTGCGCGAGGCTTCTGCTCAAGGTGTCTCCGTGAGCAGCGTAAGGCAAGGGACAAGCAATCATGAGCGACGAGACCACCGACCCTACCGACCCCACCGAGAACTCCGAAGCCGAAGTCACCGACACCGACCAGCCCGAAGAGCGCGTGCAGCGCACCGGGAGCGGCCCGCGTTGGTGCGAGGCGCCGAACGCCGAGGAGAACGAAGCCGGCGACCTAGACGCGGTTGATCTCGTGCAAAAGCTCAACCGAACCGTCGACGAAATCGAGCAGTCGCAGGACGAGAAGAATCGCCGCGAGTGGATGGCCTACGACCTCGAACTGTACACAGGCGACCGCGTGACCGACCTCGACGCCGCGTCCGAGGTGTTCGCCCGCATCGACGCCCGCGAGGGGAACGGCCAAATTTTCAACAAGGCGTATCAGCTCGTCGGCACCGTTCGGAACCGAATCTGCTCGTTCCGACCGCGCGCGCAGTTCGTCCCGTCCAGCGGCAACGGCAAAGCCAAGCGCGCCAGCAGGTACATGACCGAGCTGTCCGACGCTTGGGCTGACCACGTCGGCTACCAGAAAGAGGCGTCGCTGAAGATGCGCGACCAGCTCACGTGTGACCTCGGCTGGATGAAGGTCTACGTCGAGGACGGCGACACGAAACTGGCCCGCTTTCCGCCGTGGGAGCAGCTGTGGGACAAGGAAGATGGCAAGCTCGGCGACCCGGAGTGCCGCTACCACGTCCGTCGCATTCCCACCGTAGCCGCTGCCGCGATGCTCGGCGTGGATCCCGAGGAGCTTGCCGGCCAGTCGTCGAGCAACGGCAGCCTGATGGCCGGCGCGATCGGCGCGAGCAACACATTGCAGAAGGTCCGCGTCATCGACGCCTACCAGCGCGGTCCGAACGGCCGGCACGTCATCGTGGTCGGCAACAAGCTGCACACGGACGAGGATTGGCACTACGACGGAATCCCGTTCATCACGGGCGTCTTCGACGAGAAGCATGTCGGCGTGAGCGGGCACAGCGTCGTGTCGCTGACCAGGGCGGCGCAGGTCGAGCTGAACGAGCAGCAAATCACCTTGCGCGAGGCGCACCACCAGAGCGCGACCAAGATCATCCACACCAAGAAGGGCGAGAACGCGCCGACCGGCCTGAACAACGCCTACGTCGCGGTGGACGAGTACGTGAACACCGCTGCTACGGTCGAGACGCCGCCAGCGCTCCACCCCGAGGCGTACCAGTACACGCACGAGCTCGAAGGGCAGATGTCCGACACCATCGGCCTGTCACCGAACACGATGCGCGGGCAGGGGCGAGCTGGCGTGACGGCGGCCGTGGCTATCCGCGAGGACACCGAGTTGCAGGCCGACCGCCTCGCGCTGCCGTCGCAGAACTGGGAGACTGACCGGGTCGAGACCGCGAAATGGTGGTGGCGGCTGACCCGCGACCACGCGAAGAAAAATCCCGACGCGAAGCCGAAGTGGCGCGCCATCTCCCGCGGCGTGTGGAAGGAAATGGTCTTTGAGGACCTGACCGGCGAGTACGAGATCCGCGTGCTTCCGTCGTCGCTGTTCGGGCAGTCGCTCTCGGGCCAGTTCCAGAAGGCCGCCGACCTCATCAAGGAAGGCTGGCTGACTCGCGAGCAGGCCATGTCGGCGCTGAACGTGCCGGACATCTCGCCCATCACGGACCTGATCCTTTCCGAGCAGATGCTCCAAGAGAAGCTGGTCGACGACATCCTTGAGGACGAGCACTACGAGACGCCTGACGAGTACATGAACAAAGAGGCGCTGTTCACCTACGCGCGCGCGCGGTACTTCCTGGCGCTCCTCGACGACGCGTACAGCGAAGAGGCGATGAACATGTTGCGGCGGCTGCTGAACGCAACGAAGCCGCAGCCTGCGGCGCCACCTGCCGGACCGCCCGCGCCCGGTGGCCCCGGTGGAGGCGGTCCGCAGCTTCAGCCGCCGGTGCTGCCTGGCATCGCGCCGCCGACGTCCGCTGGTCCGACGCCGACCGGTGAGCCGCCCCAGGCGCCACCCGGACCAGCCCTGCCGCCGGTTCCAAGTGGACCAGGTGGGCCGCCCGTGCCGGGGATGGTGCAATGAGCGGCCCGCTGACCCACCGGCCGTTCGCGGGCCTGGGATGGCGCGGGAAGAACTATCTGACGGAGCCTGAAGCCGCAGAGCAAGAAGCGGCCGGCGAGTATCCGGGGACCTGCGGCCTCTGCGGTGGCGACGGCCATCGACTTCAGCGCTGTTCTCTCGGAGATGTGCTGTGGCCTGTCCTGCACGACGAGCTTGACGGGTACGTCCCGCCTGGGCGCATCCGAGAACACCACGAAAGGATCTGACGAATGAGCAAGGGAACCCGGTCGATGTCCGACAGCATCACGCAGACCGTCATGGCCGACCGGGCGAACGCCGTGGAGACGGTGAGGCCAGCTGCGCCGGCAGCGAAGCAGCGCCTGACCGCCGCGCCCCCCGGCTTCACCGACTCGGTCAAGGAGATCGCCTACGAGCCGCGCGAGGCCGACGCATTCGGTGCCATCGACGTCGGTGACGTGGTGGTTGCCGGCGGCCCGACCGACAACGGCTCGAAGGCCGGCGACGTCGTCATCGAGGAAGAGCCGGCCGCCAAGCCGGAGGACATCACCGGCGACGACCCGGCGAAGGCCGACAAGGCCGGCGACGCGGACGACGAGGAGGCGACCTCCCCCGGCGGCGAAGAGGCGGCCGAAGCCAAAGCCGACGCCGACAAGCCGGAGGCGGCCGCCGCGCCAGAAAAGCCACGCGCCGCCCAGCGCAGGGAGATGCTGGACGCGCTGAAGTACCAGGCCCGCAACCGCACGCTCGTGGACGAGGTCCAGCGCGCGCGCCAGGCGGCCGACCAGGCGACCAGGGAAGCGGCCATGGCGAAGCAGGAAGCCGCCGCCGCGGTCGAGAAGCTCAAGGGCGCCGACCTGGCCGAGCGTCTGAAGTTCCTCGGCATCGAGACCAAGGAGGAACTGCTCGAGCTGGCCCTGACCGGGAAGGTCACGCTCCCCGAGGTGCGCCCAGAGACGAAGAAGCCCGAGACGGACGACCGCCTGGCTGCGATGGAAGCCGAACTCCGCAGGCACAGGGGCCATCAGATGTTCCGTGACGCAGTCGCCGCCGCTGGCCTGTCGCAACACTACGACAAGATTTACGCGCGCGCCGAACAGAAATGGCTCGCTGCCGGTGGTCCAGACGGCAAGGAAATTGACTTCCTGAAGTACTCCATTGGCGTCGAGTCCTACGCGCAACTGTTCGCCAAGGAGCTCACCGATAGCCAGGAGCTCGATATCCCGCTGTCACGGGCCATCCCGGGGCGCCTCGAGGCCATCCGCGAGTCGGCGCTGATGATGTGGGAACAGGCCGGGTTCAAGCCGGGCGAGCACGCCGCGTATCTGGCGAAGGCCGCCGACGCCGCTGAGGAACTCGCCCGCGAGCAGGAGGCCCCGAAGTTCCGCGCCGTGGGGCTCGAGCTACCGCCGCGCGGCTCGAAGGCCGCCGCCAAGCCTGCCGTGGTCGTCCCGCCGCCGGTCGGATCGGCCAAGCCTGCCGCCAAGGCGCCCGCCAAGCCCGCCGCCCCAGTGGGCAAGCGTATCGCCGCGCGTGGCCCTGCGGTCGACGACGACGGCCTGCCGCTCGACGGCGCCCAGCGCGACGCGATCATCAAGCGCGAGATGCAGAAGGCCGGGCACAAGGGCTGGGGCTCGTCGCTTTGAGCCGCTACACGCTCATTGTGCAATGAGCAACGTATAGCGCACGATGATCCTTTGCTGCGCTACACGTTAATCGCGCGACGCGCACATTGACGGCGCGCCGAATTTCATTCACCATCGTCTGCAAGAGCCGTATTTCGAAGCTGCCCGCATGGCGAAACCCCTGGGCAACGAGCTTGAAGCGCATCTGCGTTCGCTCGTTCCAGGAGGTTTCCCATGGCAGCTCCAGCGGCAACAATTGCCAATCTCTCCGCCGGTCTGAAACGGCGTTACAGCACCAAGTTCGTCAGCAAGATCGAATGGTCCAAGGGCGCCGCCGCGGCGATGGTGCCCAAGGTCGGCTGGTCCGGTCAGCCCACGTGGGCGATGCGGGTCGGCAACAACGGCGGCGGGTCAGCTGATTTCGCCACCGCGCAGACCAACGGCGGGGCCGAAATCACCAACATCGTCCAGCCGGTGATCTCGACGTACCAGCAGGACTACGGCGTGGCGACCATCGAGGGTCGCTTGATGGCTGCCGCGTCCGACAAGGAGGGCGCCCTCTACGACAAGATGGTCGCTCAGATCGACGGAATCATGGGCGGAACGATGCAGTCGTTCGCGACCAAGATCTACCGCTCGGGCTTCGGCGAGATGTCGCAGATCTCGACGTCGACCACGCTGGCCTCGACGTCGCTCGTCCTGAAGTACCCCGAGGACGCGGTGCTGTTCGAGATCGGGATGCGCATCCAGTTCTCGAGCGCCATCAGCGGCGCCACGCTCCGCAACACGGGCGGTACCACAGACCTGCGCATCACGGCGATCAACTACAACACCGGCACGCTGACCACGTCGGCGAACATCAGCAGCATCACCGGCGTCGCGACCGGCGACTACATCTTCCGCAAGGGAGATCGTCACGACTCGGCCTCGACGGTGCGCCAAGCCATCGTCGGCTTCGAGGGTCAGTTCAACATGACCGACGCCATTTTCGGGTACACGCGGTCGACGGACTCGCGTCTCCAGGGTGTGTCGATCGCGTCGACTGGCAAGACCGAAGAGGACGCCATCATCGATGGGCTCGCCGAGGTGGACCGCTACGGCGGTCAGGTCGATTGGGTGTTCATGAACCCGACCCGTCGGCGCAACCTGACCAAGCTGGCCATGGGTCGCTACCGGCCAACGACCGTCGCCAGCCCCATCCCGGGTGTCGGCGTGAAGGGCATCAACCTGATGGCGTCGAGCGGCGACTCCATCGACATCTTCAGCGACCCATTCTGCCCCGTGGATCGCATCTACGGCATCAGCAAGGAGTCGTTGCAGCTGTTCTGCGCTCGCACCTCGCAGATCCCGACGTTCCTCGACGACGACGGCAACACCGTTCTCCGTCTCGCTGCGGCCGACGGCATCGAGGGCCGCGTCGGGTACTACGCCGACCTCGGCTGCAACGCCCCAATCCACAACTTCTGCCTCACGTTCTGATCGAGGGGAGCTGAAGTCATGGCAACCGCAAGCAACATGATCCCACGGCCGCCGGCAGGCGTGGTGGGCGTCGTCGACGAGATGACGCTTTATCTTCGTCTCGTCACGACCACGAGCGGCACTCTCGACACCACGAACTCGTGGACGCCGGGCGGTGTCACCGTGGTCAAGACGGCGACGAAGACCGGCCGATACACCGTCACGCTCCCGACCGCTTTCGAGCGGCTCTTGACCGTGAATGCAACCATCGTCGGATCGACCGACGCCGCGATCGGAGCGAACACGAAGGGGCTCGACTTCTTCATTCGCAACGACAACGTGACCAGGACGGCCAATCTGGCCGGCTCGACTCAGGCGGGGACGGTCGATCTGCAGTTCGTGCAGACGTCCTACGCCGACGCCGAGTTGCCGGACGCCGCCGCGGCCATGGTCACGATCGTGGTCGCCCGCGGGAAGACCTTCTGATGCCGGCGGTCGCGATCATCACCCCGGCGGACATCACCAAGCGTGCCTCGGCACGCAATGGTGATGACGCCGCGGCCGAGAAGGACGATGGAGAGTCGGCGCCCGATCCTGGGAAAGCCAAGCGGATGGCCGCCGAAGACTTGGTGAAGGCACTCGGGCTGAATCCTGATGATGTGGACATGGAGGAGGTGAATTCGGCTCTCTCCGACCATCACGAGGCATGCATGGCCGAGTACGAGGCAAGCGAAGCCCCCGAGGAAGAGAAGACCGAGTCCGACGCCTGACAAACAACGATGGCCATCACCAGGGACCAGCTGCAAGCACGGGCCGAGGCCATCGCGGACCAGCCTGCGTCGACGAGCGACACGTTCGTTACGTCGACGCAGGCTGTGGAATTCGTCAACGACGGGATCCGGACGCTGTACAACGACGTCGTCGACATCGCGCCTGACTTCCGTGTTTCGTTTCAGACGCCGTTCACGCTGAGCTCGCCGACGTCGAACACCAACGCGCTACCGGCTGACTTTCGCAACGTGCGCGCGGTGAAGTCCGATCCGGGGACGACCTACGAAGATTTCTTGCCGATGTACGCGCTCCGGCAGGGGCGCATCGCCGGGCGGCGCAGCTACCGCGTTGCCGGCTCTCTGCTCTACATCGAGCCGGCGAATTGGTGCCAGGGGACTTACCAGTTGCTCTATGTGCCTCAGGCGCCGGTTCTGACACTGCCCGGGTCGACCCTCGACGTAGAGCTTGAGCAGTTCCAGGACGTCATCGTTCTGCACGCGGCGGTCATGATGCTCACCAAGAACGAATGGGACATCTCGGCCGTTGCCGCCCAGCTCGGCGCGGCCAAGGCGCGCGCGATGAAGTGGGCCGCCTCCCAGCGCTCGGCGGACCCGCCCAGCGTCGAGGACGTGCGGACGCGATCGCGCGTGAGGTGGCTTCGATGAACCTGAAGAAGCCCAACCTGGCACAGATCAAGGATCCTGAGGATCTGCTGAGCCTGCTCGTCGATTACTACTCGGCGTTTGTCGAACTCGACGGCAACCGCAGCCCGTCGAAGCTGCCCGGTCTCAAGGCCATCACGGCGGCCACCATCGCCGCACTTCGGAAGACGCCCGGCGACGACTCTGGCGAGGCTGGCCCGCGCGTTGCGCTGCTGTCTGGCGGGTCGGCCGTGCTCGACGGGCTCCAAGGCGCCTTTGCTTGGAACTCGACGTCCACGGCGCGCGACGACAGCCAGAGCGTCATCAACCCGAACGGCACGAAGCCGGGGCGGTGGCAGCGGATGGCCTGGTCGGGCGTCAACCTGGCACTTCCTGGCTCCGTGGTCGGAGTGCAGGCGTTCACCGCCGGAGGCACATACACTCCGACCGCCGGGACGAAGTCCCAGATCGTCGAGTTGTGGGGCGGGGGCGGGGGCGGCTCTGGCGCCGTCTCGGGCACCACGGGCACTGCCTGCGCGTTCGGCCTTGGAGGCGGCGCTGGGGCCTACGCCAGGCGGCGCTACGCCATTGCTGCCGGCGGGACTGGAACTGTCGTGATCGGCGCGGGCGGCGCAGCGGGCGCGAATACCGGTGCTATTGCCGGGGCTGGTGGAGCGTCCACTTTCACTGACGGCACGACACTGCTGACGGCGCCTGGCGGGGTCGCGGGACCTGCGTCCGGCGCCGCCACAGCCAATCTATTCATCTCGATCGGTGCGGCTGGGACGGCGGCCTCCACCAACGGCGACGTGAACGGTCGCGGCGACGAGGGCGGCAGAGGCCTTCGGCTCACGGCGAACGTGGCAGTGAGCGGCCGCGGAGGGGCTACGTCGCTCGGCGGCGCCGGTCAGGAAGTCTTCGTGAACGGCCCGGGCAACGCAGCCGCGGCAAACACAGGCTCTGGCGGCAGCGGAGGCCTGTCCTTCAACACGGGCTCTCCGCAGACCGGAGGCGCAGGCGCCGATGGGCTCTGCGTCATCACGGAGTTCTCGTGATTTACCGATTTGCGTCGGCCACGGCGCAGGCGGCTTCGATCCCGGCCAGCGTGTCGCGCGGGATTGGCTTCTGGAGGCGCTCCCTTGCCGCGTCGACGCAGTCGAGCACCCGGACGCGTCCGTGCATGGCCTCGGCCTGTCGTCGCTCTTCGCGGAACGCCTGGTACTTGTCGTACCAGACCGGCGCGCTGCTGAGCACCGCCCAGACGATTGCCA